GCTATATCGAATCCCTCAGTGGTGTCGAATGGAATTGTTTTCATAGTAGTGAGGCTTGTTTAAGTAATTGTATATCCCAATCTTCCCCAGTGTCGTATTTGTAAACACTCCGATCAACCTTTATAAGTTTTCCTTTCTTCCATAACTGTGAAAGGTGAGTGTTAAAAGCAGGGGGTACGAAAATCCCCAGTAAACGTGCTTTTTCGTAGAACTCTTCACTTGTAAGAGCTTGATTCGGGAACTCTTTAAATACTGACATGATACTGATTTTAGCGTTGTATTTCATGTGAGGTTGTGATTTTTAATAAACTCCTCTACTGCTGTATGAATTAATACTTGTCGGTTCACCTTCCCGATCTTGTCGGATACCCCTTGGATCAGTGCGAGTGTTTTTACTGGCATCTGGAAAGAGGTTTTTTCGCTTAACGAGTGCATATTAAACGTAAGTTTGGCGATTAGTTCTGCGTTCATAGGTTTTTGTTTTAGGGATTAGTCCATTTTACAATAGAAGCAAGCCCCCGTGTCGGGGGTGTGTCCACAATGTTCACATTCGTCCTCCTCAGGGCTACAGTGCTCTTTACAGTCCATACACATTTCATTGAACATGTTGGCTCCGCAACAATTTGATACTGGGTTTTCGTATTTCATTTTATTTTCCCATTTAGCCCATGAGTGGGGGTCTTATAAATTAAGTAGCTATCTTCTTTTCAATTTCTTTTATCATCTCTTTTCCCTTCTCTATCCCTATCAACAGCTTGTCTTGCATTTCCTTATCTGGTTCGATTCGGAATATAAGAAGTGATTTTTTAAAGTTTGGATTATAAAGAATCAAGTCCCACCATACACGCTTAGAAAGAAGTAGGCTCATTTGGATCTGCCAAATATGTTTTTTATCAACTGCCTTGAGTCCATTAAGGATAACTTGGAAATGGTTTTTGTCGTTTAGAGACTTTACCTCCACACCTCCGACCTCTTTATAAAGCCCGTCTGGTGAAAATCCAGAGTATTCATCTACTTCTACAAAACCAACCTCATCAAGTTCGTTCCCTGTTTCAAGTTCGTACATAGTTCTTGCGAGTGGTTCAAGTTCGTTCCCTCGTTCCATATCCTTATTGGTGTAGTTCTCGTTCTCTCCTGAAGAGTAATAGTCTGACATAAGCTCTGAAACGTATGTATCAAGCCCCTTTCCTGCTGAGGCGATAGCTTGTGCATGACTCGCGGTTAATTTCTTCTGCCGAATCGCAAACCATTCTGGTGTCTGTTGCTCAAAGTTATGGGTTTTCATTGTAGTTGTGATTTACGGATAGAAACGTATTTATCAAATTCTTTTCCCTTCCCTTTGTTTTTTTGGTAATACTCCTTGAGTCCTTCAACGGTTGTAATTTCATCAATCTCTTGTTTGAATTTAAGATCAATCTCAAGTGGATTATCTAGGTTGTAATTTTCGTTGTCCATTTCATCAATACTCGTGTATATGTCTGCGAAATGTTGTTTTACAGCCTTCTTTATTACTGTCTTGAGTGCCATTTCGTTAAACCATTGTTTCCAAATATAGTCTGTTTTCGCTACCTTCCTATGCTTGTCTATATCATCGGAATTAAGAGTTGTAAGAAATTCACCTCGTTTGTTTTTGATTACGCAATACCCTCCAAGTAGTGCCTCCTTTTTGAATGGGTCTTTGATCTTGTGAGAATATGATACTTTCCCGTTTTCTTTCTCGAAGTTGATTTCATCACCCTCGTGAACCAGTTGAACGTCTATAATGCTCTCAGGGTATACAAGGTACATTTTGTTCTTATAGGCTACGTAGTCATAAGAAATACCAGTGCTTTGGAGTGTGATATGTTCTCCGTCGAAAACAAGCCCTTCGGCTTTTACCCTCTTATAGAGTTCGGACATTTGCTTTTCTGTTCTCTTTTGGATCCATGGGTTCTTTAGTGATCCATCTCTCTTTTTATCAAGAGTTAGCCTAATGATATATGAGGAGAATTTTTCTACTTCCTCGTTAGGGAAGTCTTGTAGTTCAGAAACGATTGCGTCTTTGTTCATCTTTTTTGGGTTAATTGATATGTATCCCAGAGATTATTGAAGGCTTCGTTAAATCTCCCGTCTGTGTCGAAGCTGACTTTTCCTTGTAGTTTTCCGAACATATAACAGAAGTCACTCTGGAATTTAATGCCGTATTTTCTGCCGAGTATGATTTCTTCTTTGGTAATCATTAGTAGTTGGGATTAGTAGGATATAAATCTTCTGCTTCTCTTGAAGCCTTGAGTTCTTCCTCTTCTGTGAGGAAATCGAAAGCGATATCATCTACCATCATTTAGAAAGGTAAGGAATAGAAATGTACAGAATCCTGTACAAGAAACGATTATCAGTCCTCCCCAAAACGGGTTAGGCAAGAAGAACAGAGCAATCATTACGAGAAATAGAATTGGATATAATTTATTCATCGAGAGGATTGTAATCTTATGTCTCGCGTTTGTCAAGAAAATGGGTTGTATTTTTAAATAAATCATGTTCTTTATATAATGAGAGGATTGTATTAAATCGTTTGACTTTGGTGATACGATGTGCAATAATCCTCTTGTAAAAACTCTCAAAGTCTATCGCCTGAGCACGCGGCTAAACTGCTCACCCAATAAAACACAAATACAATGTTTGTACGAAAACAAACGGGACGGGGAAGCAGGATCTTGTTAGAGATCGTGGATAGTAAAAGGACTCACTTGATTGCTATAATCGTAAAAGCGAATCCAGCAGACAATACTTTAAAATTCAATCCAGAGTATCCAGAGAACACGAGTATAGAAGTACAAGACTTTGTTCAAAAATGGATAGATGATCGGATCGAAAAATGTAAATACGTACTCAAATGATAACCTATAAATTATTGCTTCCGAACCTCAAGTCTAACGAGACACCTGACGAATATAATAAGTGGATCGAGAAAATCCGTATTAAAAACTCTAAGAAATGAAGCCAATAAATCTATTAAACCAAGCAGATATTTCCAGAGAGAAAGGAATTGAAAAATCGAAACTCTCCCGTATAGTACAGAAAGGAGAAATCCAAATCTACAAAATCAAAGGAAGGAAAACAAACTTCTTTAACCTGAAAGAACTTACTTTTTAACCCATAATTATGTTCAATCCGTTTGCACCCGCCTTCAAGAAGTCCGTATTACAGACAAGTCCGCAAGTCTGGATGTGGCAACCAAAAGAAAAGAAAGACGTTATCATTGAGATTCAGGACAAGAACTGGCGATTTGCTGACGATCTTGTAAACCACTTAGCTAACTTTTCAGAAGATTTGATCCTTACTGCGGTAACTCCAAAGAAGCCTCATATGCTATTTGGAAATCCGTTCAACGCTGAACAGACAAGTCTCGCGTTTGGTGGATCAACCGAAGAATGTAAGATTATTTTCGTAGCTGAATTCCTTAGTTGGCTACAGAAAGGAAAAGCACTTACACCTAGAAACGAGAAGAAGAAGTAATTTATTTTTTAAACCCCATTATTATGGACGAAAACTCAATCAGAGAAGAGGCTAAAACCCTCAAAATCAGTAACTGGCACAATAAGAAGATTGCCACACTTAAACAGGAAGTATTAACTGCCCGTGTAGCAAACGAGCACTCTGGTGTAGCTCCTGGAACACCTGTATCTCCTGAAGCTCCTACGGCTCCCGTAGTCAGTGGTCAATACACTGCTCCTGTTCAACCAGTAAAGACAGAAGCACAACTTATGAAAGAAGAGGAGATTGAGGGAAACAAAGGATTTATAGAAGCTGCGAAAGAAGAGCAAATGTATCCTTTTGCGAACAAGAAAGGTGATCGTATCGGTCTTTATAAAAAAACGAGTACAGAGTATGATATTGCACCTGGACAGAAAGACTCTTCTTATGAGTTTGTTCGATGGTCGGATGAAGAAGTAAAATAAGATTGTTCTGAGAAGGTTTGTTGTCATTTGCGAACCTTCTACTGAGTAATCTACTATGACAAAACAAACAATCAGTCCACAAGAGTTTGATGATCTACCTCGTAAGATAAAGAGGGAGTTAGCACGTCAAGCCAAGAAAGAAGGGAGGGAACTTCCGAAAATCCCCAAGATGGCAAAAATCTACACTCAAGTAGACAAAGACCTCTGGGATACAGCATTGAGGGTAATGGAGAAACACCATATTACGATTCAACACTTATTCGAGACTACTCTCAGACAGCTTATAGAAGCGGAGAGAGAAGCTAATCCTTCAAAATTGAAATGAAAAAAACACGAATTCAAAAGTTCTCGTTACGGAAAAAGATCAAACGTATAAAGGCACAAATGCTAGACCGATACGAAAACCCGTCATACGGGAAAATGATCGAAGAGAGGGCAGAAGCGATTAAGGAGGCGAAAGAGGTTAAAAAAGAAAAATGACAGATCTAAAATATTCAGCTACGGCAGAAATTTCAATGGGTATTCTAGACGGAATAACTGTAACGAAAAAAATAGACGGAAAACCAGTGGGAATTAAGTATCTCGAAAGAGAAGACATAACACAGGCAGTAATTGAATACTGTGAAGAAGAAAACTTTTTTAAAAAATGAACCAAGACAAACCATTAATCCTATCGAACTTACAACGGAACCTTGTCCGAATGGAGGTGTACACGAAATTCCTAAGACTTCCTGCTGGAGCTAGGGGTGAAAAAGCCTTCTCAGATATTTGCCAAGTAATATACAATAGACTAAGACCTTCCTGTAATGTGCAAAATTAAATGGTTTTTCCACATCTTACTTTACAGACTATTCTCTAATAATACCCATGAACAATAAAGAAAAACTCGTTCTCGAAAATATCTATAGGGATGCTCATAATCTTAAAACAGTGGAAATAGAGAAAATGCTCGGTAGGTGTGAGCTAGAACCACTTGGGAATTATGATAAGTTTTCCGAATGCACGAAGGAGGAACAAGACGCTTGGAATTATCTTGAACATTTTTGTTTCGATGAACCATATACAAATTCAGGAGAAGAATTAGCAAACAAGCAGGGATTTTTAGAAGGTGTTGAATTCGCGTTAAGTAAAATGGGGATTAAGGAATTTCGTTACTAAAAACAAACTATGACTCCCACAAAGAAACAAAGAGATGCTGTAAATAATATCGTGGGAAATCATGGGAATATCACTAAGTCAATGAGAGAGGCAGGATACTCAGAAGCAAGCGTTCAAAACCCAAAGAATTTAACTGAGTCTAAAGGATACTTGGAAGCTCTTGATGAAGTAGGATTAACTCAGGAACTTCTCACATCCTCTCTAACGAATGATATTAAGGAAAAGGGTGACTTACCCATTGAGAAGCGAAATCGCACGAGAGAGCTAGAACTAGGCATGAAAGCACGTAATATGCTAGGGCAGAGTGGAGAGGGAGGAGGAACGGTGATAAATCTTCTGTTGTCGGTGAATGATAAAGAGGATGTGGCGAAAATAAAGAAATTAACTTTTGATGAATGAAATACTACATAATCACAGATACTCACTTTGGGCATGATTTAATGTCTTCGGAAGAAATAGGTAGACCAGAAAATTTCGGAGAGATAATCTTAAAAAGCCTGAAGCAATTACCAAAGGACTGCGTTCTTGTACACTTGGGAGACTTCTGTATTGGGAATGACGAGCTTCACCATAAAGCGTTTATGGATATACTGGATTGTAGGAAAGTTCTTGTTCGTGGAAATCACGATAAAAAGTCTAACACTTGGTATTTAGAGCATGGATGGGACTTTGTATGTGAATCCTTCTATGATACTGTTTGTGGGCAGAAGATAGTTTTTACTCACGCTCCGATTGGGTGGGACGGAGTAGCAGCGATGAATATTCACGGACACCTTCACAATTGCTCACATAGGGATATTAAAACATTGTCATTTAATCGGTTACTTGCCCTTGAACTACACGGGTACAAGCCACAACCACTTGAAAAATTCATAAGTATCAAGAAATGAAGACTACCACTTGCTTTTCTAAGATTGTCGATATTGACGAAAGGGTCAAGATTATTCAGGGGGGGACTTGCTTTGTTGAAAACACAATAGTGCTAATGGCATCAGGCGAAAAGAAACCAATTCAGGATATAAAAAAGGGAGAAAGTGTTTTGTCTACAACTCCCCTCCATGGTATAATAGAAAGTGAGGTTTACGATCACTGGGAAAATCCAGCAGATAAGCCTATTATCTCATTCAATACTACAAATGGAGAAATCAGAGCCACTTACGATCACAAATTTTACACCCCCGAAGGATACAAAGAACTATACAAAATTGTCTGGGGAGATTTGGAAGCAAGCCAAAGGGTACAGCTTGAATTATTATGTAAGCAATATGGGAAGGATATTGACATTGACCCATCATGGAGGAAAGAGGGCTGCGATAATGAAGCTAGCGATAACAATGAACAAAAACAGGAAAACACCATACAGGATAATGAAGACAGTTCTAGACGGGAAGTCGATACTTGTTCACAGGGTTGTTGCGACAACTTGGCACCCGAACCCAAAGAAACTAGAACAGGTGGATCATGTGAACGGAAAGACGTTGGACAATCGAGCGGAGAACTTAGAGTGGGTAACAGCCTCAGAAAACATGAAGAGGGCTTGCAGAATGGGGCTAATGCCTCGGATGCTGGGGGAGATGAACCACAAGGCGAGACTGACAGAGTCTCAGGTCGTGGAGATCCGCAGAGAGTGGGACGAGACACACAAGATAAGCAGAAAGCAGTTAGCAATAAACTATGGGGTATCGGAAGGCAATATAAAGGATATACTGGAATACAGGACTTGGAGGCATTTACCCCCAAGCAACTTCAAATACAACAACCAGAGAAAACTTTTGCGATTTCCGTCAGGAATGTAAATTACTTTGTGGGGGAGGATAATATCAATGTTAGTAATTCAGCAGGTAAGACGTATGCGATCCTACAACTCCTTATTATTATCGCTCAACAGTCTAAGGCGAACATGGTTATTTCCATTGTATCAGAGTCTTTACCCCATTTGAAACGTGGGGCGATGCGAGATTTCATTAAGATTCTTCAGGAGGAGGGGATCTACAAAGAGAAAGACCATAACAAAACCGATAACTACTACAAGATCGGAAATTCAACGGTGGAGTTCTTTTCAGTAGATCAACCTGAGAAAGTGAGAGGGGGAAGACGTGATATCCTCTTTATGAACGAGTGTAACAATATAAACCTGGAATCGTACAATCAACTTGAGGTGCGTACCAAGCGGTTAATCTTCTTGGACTACAACCCAGAGTTTGAGTTTTGGGTACACGAAGAGGTGATGAAACACACAGATGCAAAAAGGATAATCACCACTTATAAGGACAATGAGTTCTTGGACGAGAACATTGTAAAGTCTATCGAGAAGCGTAAACCCATCTATGATGCAGGTGGACAGCTTGTTTCTGGTAATGAGATGTGGTGGAACGTGTACGGATTGGGACACACTGGGAAACTCGAAGGTGTAATCTTTCAGAACTTTGAGATCGTGGATAAGATAGACCCACACGCTAAGTTTCAACTCTATGGGCTGGACTTCGGGTTCTCTAATGACCCTGCTGCGATGGTAGCAATATGGGATAACCGAGGGGAGATCTATTTAGACGAGATGATCTACGACAAAGGTCTTACAAATGTGTACATGGAAGAAGGGCATAAGCGTAGTTCCTTAGTGGGTTTGTTTGAGGATTTGCAGATTGAGAAGATGGGAGGGAAAGAGGACAATTCTGATATCATTATTGGGGATTCTGCTGAACCGAAATCCATTGAAGAAATCTTTAGGGCGGGCTATGACATACGTCCCGCGAAAAAGGGGCAGGATTCTATCAAGTACGGGATAGATTTGATGCTTTCTAAGAAGATTTACATTACAAAGCGGTCTACAAATATCATAAACGAATTCAGACGGTACTCCTGGGATAAGAATAAAGACGGGAAGACTCTCAATAAACCTATTAAGGAGTGGGATCATTTATGTGATGCTGCGAGATATGCTATGGTTTTCCGATACGCTGGGGAGTGGAACCGTAGTAATGAAACAAAGGCAAGGGTAGAACACTGGGATCTGGGAGATCGTGATGAGGTCGAAGATGTTGGTAATCCGTTTGGGTATAATGGGTAAGATAATGCTTTTGACTTTATTGGTTGAGTGGTAAAATAGTGCTATGAAATATGTATTAACCGCAGGAGCAGGACAATCAAAAAGTAATAGCTCTCTTGTTTCGTATATTGCGAATAGATATACGCATAAGAACAATATTTATAATCAACGAGCACAAACGCTGGATGCACTGAAGAATAAGATGCGTTGGCTTTTATCAGTGTACACTCCGAAGGATAGTTTACCTCTTGGGAATAATGCACAAAAACTCTACTACAAATCTATGCTCGCTCACCAGGCGAACAATACTTTGATGGCTTCTAAGTTGAACCCTGATTTTATCGACTACGCTCCTTTAGGAATGAAACACGACAAAGGGCTCAATAATATCACAGAAGCTCTTACACGGGCTCACATGGGCTTGAGGTATCAAGGTTTGTATGATTTAGCGGTGGCTCAGTCGAAGAAAGACCTCGTATGGGGGAATTCATTTATTGAACTTGTATTGAAATTTGATGGAGACAAGATTGCGGGGGCTGAATACCAACACGCACCATTTAAGGAAATCCGTAATAACTATGGAGAACCTGATCGAATGAGGGTGATTGAGTATTCTGCTGAGTCTTACGCTGAGGAATATGGGGAAGAAGAACTTGAAGACGTGGCATATGGTGGAATCGTAAATTCACAAGACAAAGAAGATGAAGAAGATACGTACAAAGTCCCTGATGGAATGATTCAGGTTGTGAGATACTACAATCCTGCTCGTAAGATATTCGCTGAGATTCATGGTGGTAGTGGAAAGATTTACCAAAGTCTTGAGGGTGAAAACTATCCTTTGATTGGTAGAGAAGGTGAAGGGTTCGATCCGTTCTTGGAGTCTCGTTTCTACGAAGATCCTACTGCTGAATGGTTCGGATACGGTGTAATGGACTTCCTTATTGATTTCGCTGACCTTGATACAACAATTACAAACGCTGTAGCTTCGGATGCAGTATGGAGTGCTTCGGCTCCTACAATGGTAGTTTCAGATGATCCAGACAAGATGAGGGCTTCATTGAGAGCATGGGAAAAGAAT